AGAGCTTGTGGAAAGAGATTCGCGGGTTGCCTGGGGCGGTCTATAACATATTTCTGATCGCCTCGGGCCCATGCTGGCTCTTCATCAACACTGCACTGAGTGAAACAATTGACGCCACACGAGATGTAGCCGTCGAATCTGAGGTGAGGTACACAAGCGAAGTCAAAACGAAGAGACGTGAAGCGTATATTGATTCTAAATTAACGCGAAACGTCAAATCCGGACGTGAAGCTTACGCACCTGGAGCGACGATCTACAATGCAACAACAGAAGCAGTGGCTCGGAAAGCTGGAATAATATTTTTGAAGGAAACTGAAGACACCAATAGTGGTTATGCTCTTTGTGGCACTGGAGCTGTTGCTATGGCAAAGAAAGACGGTGAATTTATACACGTCTTAACTACCGCTGAGCACGTCATCAGAAATCGGGCGACGCATTTTTGTGCCGCCACTGATTGGCCCAAGAGCTTCAAGGTTTTGCAGATAGAAGGAAATTTGGACTTCAAGTTCGACTCCGAGAACGACGTGGCTTGGGCTGTGGTAAAGCCCTCCATTTTAAGTATCGTTAGGACCACGGTTGGAACATCAATCACGCCTCTCAAATTTGGAACCGCAAGGTTACAGAAAGCACAAGGCTGCAGCACAGTCGGCCCAGTAAATCCCAAAACTGGAGCTTTCGGCTTTTACACTGCTTACGGCATTGTGCGAGAGGCAGACAGACAGTACGCCAAATACGGATTCACACACACATCTCCATCAGTGAATGGGTGGTCCGGAGGTCCAGTTCTTGACCAAGGCTCCGCTCTAATCATAGGCATTCATATTGCCGGTGAAAAGGACGGGGACAAGGTAACGAACTACGGAGTTGACATACGGAGAGTACTCGTACTGAACAAAGTCGTCGATGACGTCTGGTTCAAGGTGCCCACAAAAGAAGCTTACGGAAACGGCTATTATGGCTCGGACCGTGGTGATATTGAGTGGCCCGAAGACGACGAAGATGACGATTATGATGACGAGGAAAGACAATACGACGATTACTACGGCAAACACGATGGACAACACGATGACGGCGATTACGATGATGAAGGTGATCAGCGAGAACGCCAGATTTGGGGCAAACCGGTCAGAGACATGAACGACGCCGAGCGCGCATATTACGACAGAGCGCGAGGGAGAATGGAACGAGATTCTCAGCGTTGGGCTGACGAGGAACGGCGAGCAATGAGGAAAGGAGAAGACCAGGCCAAATATTTCAAGCACAACAGGAAGAACGCTGGCTGGGAAACCGGCAAAGTGGACGACGTGCCTGAATTGGGCCCTGAGTCAGACGACGACGATGAAATCAAGAACGACACACCACCCCTGGAAAACCCCAGTGCGGAGGCCAAAGTGCCGGTCTCTGCAGCGGCCAAGAAGAAAAGGAGGAAGAAAGTGAAGATTGCTGGCAGTACGGAA